TTGATAAAGTTACTGAAAAATCTAGAGGAACTTGAATAGGTTGAGGTGTAGGCCCACCTGCTATATATTGCTGACCATTACCATTTTCAAAGTTAAATGTAAACTCAAAAAGAGAACCTGCAGCAAGTGCACTTGTACCATCATTATTTAAAATTAAAGTTTCAAGTTTAAATTGTACTCCCGTATCTTCTCCTCCATTACTTGGAGATTCAGGCACACCACCTCCTGCTACAGGAAGGTTAAATGTTTGGTCATAAAAATTAACAAAAGGAGTAGTATCTATAGATTTACTCTGAAATTCTGTAGAATTAATTGTCGCTACATAATTTAACTGTGTTGGATTTCCTCTTTTATCTATAAGGTCATACCCCTCCTCATAGTTTCCGTACATAAGTCTGTTACCCATTATAGTTTGAGCTTGAGCTAACTTAGGCACGTTGTCGTATGTCCTAAAAATTTCAGACTCAGGAAGTATTGTAAATATTTTACTGTCACTAAAATTAAAAGTTACAGAATTATTATTACCATACCCTAACTTATCCTTGTCTAGCTTCTCAATTACCTTGATTATATCATTACCCGCTTCTTTAAATAAAAGGTCTATACCTTTTACTAAAGGGCCACCTGTGTTAAATGTAACCTCAGCAACATTGTGCTTGTTGGTCATACCCTCGTTTAAGTAACTCTTTGGAGCAAATTCAAATTCATTTGGACTAAATGCAGGAAGACTAAACTGTGATGTGGCTGAGTACTCATTGTCATCGTACCTCCATCTATAAGCAAAACATATGTACCTCTTCTCTAAAAATTCAGAAATAATATTTGGGTTGTATCTTGTTGTTACTGTAGGTGAAGTAGTTGGTGGTTTCTTTATTACAAGAATTGACTCATCCAAACCATCATTATCTAAATCTGTTGTGGCATCAGGATTAGGGTAGTCTTTTAATACATTAATTTTCCTAGGAGGGTTGTAGTCGTCTGTAAAGAACAAAAAGTTGTCAATCTTGTTTACTCCTGTTATTAAGTACTTAGGGTTAAAGTTTAATGTTGTGTTTACACCACCACCATCATCCATACTAATTACGTGATACGTTAAAATCTCAGTATTAGTATTATACGAAAGTATAAGGTCTAACTTGTTAGTGTTTGCAGATGCAGTAAAAGCTGAGTCATGAACAAACCAATATAAAGTTTCCTCTGCTCCATCTTCAAATGCTCCAATACAAAGAGCTGAACTACTAAGTGATGTCTCTTGAACCTCTATATTTGTAAGTGGAATATTCCCCAACGAGTTTTCAGCCACACCCATGTCGTCATTCTCTGTTGAACCGACACGTATATTAAGGGCATCAATATATTGACCATCAGGAACTAATCTTTCATCAAGTTCCTTGTTCATTTTACCCGCCGTAAAGTTTCTTGTATCTTTAGCCATGTTTATTTAATCCACTTATCCTGACCTCTTAGATTCATTAATAATCTACCCGGATGTATATTGCTAATTCTAATTTTTGCATTTCTAAGAAGAGCACTCTTACGTTTTTGAGCACGCCTTACTACATATTCCTGCACATTCAATTTACTGTTAAGAATTGAATACTCTATATACGCATATATATAATCTTCAAACATCTTATTTACATGAATCTTAGAGTCATCACCACCCTCCATACCATCAGATACATACTCAAGTACTACTGAAGCACTACCGATATTGGAGCTGAAGTTTATAACCCCCATTGCTTTATCAATAGAAAAGGTTGGGTTAATGTTTGCTGTCTCTGTGTTTAAACCATATCTAGTTCCTATAGAGTAATCAAAGTACCAATTACCATCATAACAGTATCCTTCGCTTCCGTTAAAGTTACTGTTGGCGTTTAAGTAAATACTTTTCTTTGTGCCTAAAATTCTATCTAAGTCTATAGGAGAGAATTCAGGAGACAACGCATTACCCGATTCATCAAAAAGAATTCTTTCATTATTGTCTTGTAAGTATGCCTGAGCATAGTTTACTTGAATATTTTCAGTAAGTGGGAAAAGAATACCATTTTTATACATGGATACTCTAACCCAATTAACATAGTCAGAAGGCAATACAAATCTGTATTGGTCTGTTACATCCAACTGAAGTACTTTAATCTCTTTAAAGGCATCGTAGTTAAGTTCTTGAACGCCTCTCTTCGCATGAAACAAAACCTTAAACCGTTCTTCATTATTTACAAGGCTGTGATTCCCTGAGTACATCAACATAAAATTGTTGACAATATCATAAAGAGACGTATACTGATACGAACCCCAATTTTCTCCTTCAGGATTTAACCCTCCGTTCTCGTAATATTGGTATTGACTAATGTATGTCATTATCCTTCTTGTTGATTTTCTTTACCTTCCTCACTATTAGCGAAGTTAAAAACTTCAGGCTCTCTAATGCTAACCCCTGCGTACTGAAGTATTTTCATTGTTAGATTGTTCTCATCGTCCAATGGTATCTCAAAGTCTTGATACTGCGCATCTGATTGGTTGAATATAGGCTCTCCATTAGTAAGCTCAATGTATGTCCAATTTGGATTTTTAGGATACCTGTAATACTGAGATACTACACGCCCTGCTGTACTTATTGTATTAGGAAATACTTGAAGCGTAGCCTCCTCTGATGTATAAGCAGGATATGTTGCTGATGGTGATGTATAGATAGAGTTGTTTAGCATATTAATCTTACTATGCGTAACTTTTTCTATATCGTTCTGCTGTGTACCTGCTTTTATAATAGTATATGGAAATGCTGCTGCTGTAAGAAGAGTTCCTGTTGTGAGTATTGTTGTGGCGTTTGTAACAGACACTACTGTTATATACTGTACTCCTTGAGTTGCGGTCTGAACACCTATTATATCACCTGAAGAAATACCTAACGTATCAAACGCTTGTGCTGAATCAATTAGTAAATTGTTAGCTGCATCAAATGCTGTAGTCGTTCCTGATGTAATAATTTCCTTGTACGCTAAAAGTTTGTTTAGGTAGTAGTAGTCACTACCTGTTGTAGCTTCTGACGGCATTAAATATGACCCCGGTATACCTGCATTGGTATTAAGTCCTCTTGTTACCGAAAACAAGTCCATAGACTCTTCAATGCTTTTTGTAACATTAGCTATGCCCGTTCCTGATTGACGAACATTCTCTTTGTTTATTTGATAGTTGTACTGATAAAAATAGCTTTCAAATATATCTAACTGAGCCTGTTTTGAAAATAGATTAAAATCAGACGGGGATAGATATCCGTAGTTATTTTTATTTAGCACAGATAAAACAGTATTTCTAACTGTGTTAATCATTGCCTTATTTTAAAGCAAAGATACGGAAAAAAAAGAGGTTATATTTTAGACAATTAAGTCCAAGTATTTACTGTAGGAGTAAAGCTTGTTAAAGTAATAGGTAGAGGTACTCTAAGGAAGCTTTGATTGCCTTGAAGTAGTATTCTCCAAGTGTTTATAATTGCAGCTACTTGAGAAGTATTTGTAGCACCTCCTCCTGTCCCTGCTTCAACAAGGTCATAAGTTACATATTCATCTCTATGACTGTTGTTAATGTTTGTGTATATTCTAACAGTAGTAGCATTAATCCTTCTTACATCCTGCAGAGTTGACGTAGGGATGTAATATAACTTTTGATTTGTATCTATAATTTCTAAAAGGGAGTACATATCTACAAAGGTAAACAAAAAAAAGGTCTACAAATATGCAGACCTTTAAGTTATCTTAAAATTAAAAATACAATTAAGCATTGATAATACTTACAATCGCTTTTGGCAATGTAGTATCATAAACAGGTTTTGTCCAAGAAGTTGTTAATGCTGCTGCAACAGCATCTTGTAATGCTATCTGAACATCAAAAGCCACCGAAGCTGCTGTTTTTACAGTTGTAGTTGTACCATCATGGTATTCAATAAGACAATCAACTCCCGTTGCAGTTGTAGTACTAATTGTTTTAATACCATTGCAAGATACTAATTGTGTTCCTGCATATGCTGTTACTGCAGTTCCTTTAATATTTAAAAATTTTTCCATTTTATAAAAAGTTTTAATGGGTTAATAAAATGCAAAGATAGACAAAAAAAGAAAGGGGCTATTAAGCCCCTCCTTTACGATGTATATAGTTTACTTATTCCTCTATTAGAGATTCAAGCATTTTTAACGCTTCAATTCCGTCATCACTTTTTAAGAAGGATGCAGCCGCTTGCGTTGTCTCTACTCCAAATGGGATAGTAAGCATTTTCTTTTTATTTTGAGGTGTGCTAAACCATATCTCAGAGTTGTTCTTTCTTGTAGTAAGGAATCCCTCGTCAAAGAATCTTTGCACATTAGAGTTGTACATAAGCTCAGGGTCTTTAAATACACCTAAAAACTCAGATGGATTTGACTTAGCAAAAACAAGAACGTCTCTTTTCATTTCTGCTGATGTCATCTTGTCTGTATTTTTACCAAATGCCACACGACAAACATTCTCTAATTCACTCAACGAAAGACTTCTTGCCTCAACAAGTGCATCAACCTCAAGGTCTAATGCTTCCATTTCTTCTCTTGCATCTTTTTCGTTGTTAACCTCTACGAATGCTTTGAAATTTAATGGGTGATGATGAAGAAACTGCTGAAGAACTTGATTTGTTCTATCAACTGTTAAGAAACCATCTTCAAATATAACAGGCTCTACAATTGCATTTCCATCCTGCTCATCCTCAAATGGAGAGTTTTGATTTCTAGCATATCTAAGTGCTCTGTTCTGTCCTTTATCTTCATCAAAGTACAATAAAGGAAAACTCTTACTATTTCTAGTTGGCAACATATACGATAAAGGTGCTGCACCTCTTGTTAGTTTGTATGTCTTTGAAACAAAGACAGTATTTGCTTTTTTCATATTTATTAAATAAGATTAAAATTAAAAATAAAGTAGAGGGAATCCGAAGACACCCCCTACTTTTAGTTGTTAGTTGTTATGCGTTAAAGATAACGAAGTTATTCGCTCCCATAGTACAAACAGCTCTTTCAGATAAGAAGTTAACTGTCATTGCATCAAGGTCAGAAGTAGCTGCTCCACCTGCTGAACCTGTAATCCAAGTCTTGTAACGTCTGTCTTCAGTTTCAGAAGCTCTATATCTAACGTGTAAGAATGGTCTCTTAGCGTTCTTTCCTAACACTTGGTCATACACAGTAGTTGAACCTGCAGGAACAAGAAGACCGTTAACAGCACCGCTACCTGCTACTGTAGATAGTCCACCTCTCATTGTTGGGTCATTCAAGTATTTCCAATCAGTCTTGTAGAAGTCATAACCTCTTCTGAATCCTGAGAATCCTAAGTTAAGAGCCATCTCTTCATCATTATCGAAAAGACCGTATGAAGTACCACCTGCTCCGTAAGAGTTTTGTGCTGCTAACATATCATCAATATCGAAAGAGAACTGACGGTTAAGGAATAATACATTCTCCTCAATTGCTCCTTGCTTATCAAGTCTTTGGATAACATTATCAAAGTCAGCAAGTGTAGTTGGGTTACCACCTGCAAATACATTCCCTCTTTGGTTTACTGTGTAGAAGATACCTTCTGAACCATTATATCCTAATGCTGCTGCACTACCTGCTACAGCACCTTCAGCAGGAACTGCTTCAATCATTGCAGTCTCTAAATAGTCATCAAAACGTAATCTTGTTTCGTGCTCAGACTTCATATACCATAGGTATCCTGAAGCACCATTCTCAGTAGTTACCTCAATCCATCCAATCTGAGCCATGTCAGAACCATTTACTTGGTAAGTGTCCTTAAGTATAATTGGGTTGTTTGAGAATATTTCATCATCCGCTTCAAGAGAACCTACCATTCCTTCAGTTCCTTTAGCAAACTCAGAACCATAAATAAATACAGTAAAGTCGTCATTTCCTACACCTGTACCTGCAACTGAAAGACCTGTAGCTTCGTAAAAAGCAACAGTAAATTGAAGGTTACCTGCTGCAGGAGCAACAGTTACAACACCTTTATTACTACCGCCTCCATTGTTAGCAACAACCATAACTGTTTGTCCAACTCGCATTGCAGGCTGATTAGTTGCGCCAAATGCAGGAACACCTACATCGTTTATTTGAAATACTGCATTAGATGCATTTAATATTGCTGCAGAACCAACTTGAGTGTACTTAATGTGTAGTCTTCCTTGTTCTGCCCATTTTATCATATCGGAGTTAGAAGGCATCTCTGCTCCTACCATTCTTAAGAATGATGATATTGTTCTATTACCATATCTTTCAAATTCTTTTTCGTAAGTATCAGGAAGATACTGATTCAAGAAATCAAAGTTAGTAATGTAGTTTGTACTTAATGGAACTTGTTGAGCACTTGGCTGCAAGTCAAATCCCGGTGTAGCTGATATAGCCATTTTTTTTTAGTTTTTATAATTATTTTTTACGACTCCTAATTTTTAAGCCTCTACCTGAGTCAGGGTTTACAGCCTTTACTTGAACTCCTCCTTTAGTAGTGACCTCCGGTGTACTTCGCATAGACATATCAGTATTCTTCATTCTACGCATAGTATCGTCAGCCTGTATAGATTTACCTTGCTCATAAAAGAACTTGGCAAACTTATCAGGATTCATTGCTACAGCCAAAGCCTTGTGATAGCTTGCAGCGTTCTTAATCGTTCCGTTCTCGTCAAGATGCATTTTTAAAAAATTATTTGCATCAGACTGAACCTTCTTAAGTTCTGCTGCATCTCCCGGTGAAAAGGTGACTTTCTTGTCATCGTTAATTGCGAACTCAAATCCATTGAACTCATTACCGAAAACTTTACTTGTCTCTTCATCAAAAATTTCTTTTCTCCTTTTCAGGGACTCTTCAAAAGATTTTGACTCTTGTATATATTGGTTATATGCCTCCAACTTCTCTTTGTCGTCATTAGAAATAGAACTCCCACTCGACTCAAGGGGCATCCTGTATTTTTCTTTTTCAGACTCAAAGTAGTCTTTAGCTTTTGCAATAGCTTTTTTCTTTTTTAATTTAGTTTTTTTTATTGTAGCCTCATCATCATAATCCTCATCATAATCATACGACTCCATCATAACATTAATGTCATCCTCATCTAATCCTTTCTCAGTAACAGTTAAATACTCCTTAAGAATCTGTTCAGGATTAACCTCATCGTAATCCTTGTTTAACTTTACAAAATCCTTAAATCCTCTACCTGTATCTTTCTTATAGTTTAAATAAGCAGCTACATCCTCAGGTAACTCTTCAGCTTTTTCTCTTGCTTCAAATAACTCTTCAACAGAGTTAATCTGTTTGTCGTATCT